TTCATGAAGATAAACCTGTAAAAGCTGAAGTAATCTTTCTTACTCACAATGAAGGTAAGCACCAGTATAACTTAGATAATAATTTACCTGGTGAAGATCTATTATGGAAACCTCACTTACAAGAGAGTAAAGTATCTCAGTATGGAGGAGAGAATATAAGGTATGCTGTTACTTTTAAATCTCAATGGATTAATGAATGGAGAGCTTTACATAACAGGATAATACCTTGGAACACAATACGTTATATATTTTAAATTATGGAAGAAATATTTGAAGAATTTGGAGATGTTGGTACACCTAATAGCGTGTACCTAATTACAGAACAATTAAACCAAAACAAAGATGAATAAAAAAGAAACAATAGACGGATATACATTTAAATTAACTGGTGATGGTGAATTTTATGAATGTAGAGGTGAAATATGCTATGATGATGAACATGATGAAGTACCTGAAGATGGGCTTTGGATTGCAGCACATAAATTAAAAGAAAAATTAAATAATCAAGGAGTTAATTGTGAAGTAGAACATTCTGAGAAAGGTTGGGTAGAAGTTGTTATTTACTAATAAAACAAAACAAAGATGAGTAAGTTAGAAAAGTTTAAAGAAAAAGCAGAAAGCATATTAGAAAAATTAGAGGATCATATTCAAACAATGCCTCAAAAAGGAGATAAATCAACAGATTGTCAAAGAGTATATCTTCAACAACAAATTAATGAAGTATATTATGCTATCAATGGGATTACAGAAGAAGATTTAAACCAAAACAAAGATGAGTAACAATAGACACATATGGGAAGGTTGGACTGTTCAAGATTTTATAGATGAGTTAGAAATAACTTTTCCTTATCAGACATTTCATACTTTTGAAGATGTAAAACAGTGGTGTAAATCAGAACAGCCGTATTACAAAAAACATATACCAGAAGTATATGAACATTTTATAAAGAAAGCTAATTTTAAAGTGGTATAAAGATGAATTTAAAAGATAAAATACAAAGTTTTTATTTTCCTAGTAATAAAATATCAGAAGAATGTTATTCTGTATTAAGAGGAAGTACATATGGTCAATTTAAATATGAAGGTGTAGAAAACTTAATCTCAGAGTTTAAAGAATACTTTGATAATCCTAATGCTATATTTTATGATTTAGGATGTGGTCCAGGACATTTAGTATTTCACATTGCTCTTGCTACTAATGTAGAGAAAGCATACGGAGTTGAGTTTGAACCTAAGAGATTTAAGTTAGCTGAAGATAATCTGAAAGATAACCCTGACATAAAAAATGTAGAGTTTATTTTAGAGGACTTTACAAAGATAGACTTATCAAATGCTACCATTGTTTACATTGACAATGCTGTCATAGAAAACAGCGTAGCTCAAAAAGTATTTGATAATCTTCCTACAGGATGTTTAGTAATAAGTGTAAGAACAATTGATAAATTAAATTCTAAAAGAACAAAAAAACATATGTTTAGAAATTACACTTCATTACCAGTTTATTATACAATAAAAGTTAATTAGTATGAAAGTACCAAATGAAGACTATAAAAAATTATTATTAGCCTTGATACATACCCAACTTCAGTTAGAAGTTATGGATGAAGTTAAAGGAACAACTGTATATAGACATGATCTTAAATTTCATTTAAATAAACTTGAGAAAGAGTTTGAAAAAATGTTAGAAGGACCCTTTGTTAAAATTTATAATCAAGAGGAACAAAACTTTAGAAAGATGATTAAACACATTAGTTACATAACTGAATGGATTTCAGAATCATCTTTTGAAAAAATACTAACATTAGGACAAGCACTTAAAAATAATGATATTGCTTTTGGTGATGACTCACCAGAAGAAGAACCGGATTGTAAACATGAGAATGCAAAATTGTTTCAATCAGGATATAAACAATGTCAAGACTGTAAATGGATTTGGAAAGATTAAACTAAAAGTTATGAGTGTACACAATTTTAAAGATCATGAAATGCATCCTTATACGGATGAAATAAAAGCAATCCCTCTTACAAGATGGGAAGACATACCTGATATAGATGATAAAGAAAAGTATAACTGGATCATGATGGGTAAAGATAAGTACGGAAGATCTATGTACTGTACTAAAACAGGTATCAGAAGAAGTACTACTATGGGTGAGTTTTATGGTAGTGCAACAGTAGATTAGGTATGTCAAAAATATTTGTGATAAATAAACCCTTTAAAACTTTTTAATATGTTAGTTTATAATTTTGCAATGTACACATTGCTATTAAGTTATAACCCATGTGATGTGTTCACACATTTTGGTGTAACAGAAATGCATGGATTAAACCTTGCTGATTGCACAGCACATAACAATACCAAAGACTCTGCTTATATAGCTGGTTGGTGTAATTATATACCAAAAGAATCAGGTGAATACGGTAAAGAAGATAAAATGTTTATCTACATAAACCTATCAAGATGTACAGATGATATTCATACAATGGGATTAGTAATGCATGAATGTATGCATATGGCTGGTATCATATATGATGGTTGTTGGGATTCACATGAGGAAGAAATGATAACGTGGGCAGAAAGTGAAGCATACAGTATTGTGAATAAAATAAAATTAGTAACCCCTTAATGAAATTAGTAAATCATAAGATAGAAACTTGGGATACTATGACATTTGAAGGATGGTGGGCTTACATGTATGCTATCCTTCTTATACATGATCTGAAAGATACTCACTATATTTGCAAAGATTCTGATGGACAGAGTTGGTTAAAACTAAAAAAATGAAAAGAGTAGTAGTATTATTAAGTATTGTAAGTTTATTATTTGTAGCGTGTAACCCTTATAGATACGGTACACCTAGTGTAATGCCTACAGGTAAAGGTGAATTAAAGAAAAAACAAATAAAAAGAGATTTAAGTAATTAATTATGTTTTGTATTAAGTGTGGTAACGCTGCTACTGGAGCATTTAGACCTGATTTAGATGTAACAGGTATTGGATATTGTGATGAACATGTAGAAGAGATAAGACTTGATCTGCTTGTTGCACAATTTGATAAAAAAGGTTGGGATAAGTTTGAAAAGAAATACTTTAAAAAAGATGGAAAACGTAAATAAACCTAAACAATATCAAATAGGTATTGATACTTTTGATAGAGCAGAAGCTAATATGACTAATGAAGAATTATTAGCTTGTGTAAGATTTAATATTGATAAGTACAACTGGCGTAAGAAAGGTCAGGACAAAGAAGATTTTGAAAAGATTATTGCATATGCTCAATGGGCACTAAAACAATTAAATGATGGAGAAGATTAAAGTTAAAACAGTTAACGGTGATACTACTGTCTACGTGGTAAAAGAACAAAGTAATGGATTACTAGTATGTAAAAAGAAACCCACTAAGAAAGGTGCTGTTGGTGTGTTTCATGTTACACAAAATGATATTGTATAAAGCTCAATTCACGGTGCTTACTATCATCACACACGCAACACTTCATCACAACAGCATTAACAAGACAGTAGCTACTAGAGATGACACCCAACCTATTTTAGTTAATTTTAATTTAGATTGAGTTTCTTCTAAATCAGTTGTAACTTGTTTAAGTTGTTTCTTGTTTACACTTATTATAGAGTCTTTATATGTTACAATGTCTTTGTAACTTACTATTGTGGAATCTTGTAAGAGAATATCTTTATTTTTAAGAGCTATTATACTGTCTTTTACAGTAATTTGTTCTTCAGCAATCTGATAAAGACTATAACACTCATTAGCATATACTAATTTGCCTGCAATACGTTTAAGCTCAGATTTTGTATAACAAGTTACACTATCACCAGTTTGCCCGTATAATGCTGTCAAGTTTAGTATTAGAAGCGTTGTTGATATTAATATAGATTTTTTCATACTTAATTTTAACTTTTTGTTTTAATTTTAAAAGACTATCATTTACATTAGATAAAAAGACAAGCTCTTTTTGTAAAGCTTGTCTTTGAACTGAATAGTTTTCAATTAGAGAATCTTTGTAAGCAATAGAGTCTTCATATTTTAATAATTGTTTGTTAAAATCTGCTCTAGCATGTGTAGCTACTTTGTTTTTAGTAATAAATACAGAAAAAACTAAGATTATAACAAAAAAAATAAAAAGATTACTTTTGCTCACCTGATCCTTTTTTAAATGATTTAACAACTGATGCACCTAGCATAGTACCACTAAAAATTAACATGGAATCAAACATATGATTATTAATATCATAAAAATGAAACCCGTCAACTAAAAAACCTAAGAAAGCTAATGCTGCTGCAAATACACCAACGGCTTTTTTAGAAGAAAATTTTCCTTCTTCTAAAGATTCTGTAAAAATGTCTTTAAAAAACTTCATAATAAATGTGTTATAATTGTAGTACAATATTAATATTAATAATTTAAATATAAAAATATGCCTCATTACAGACCTAAAATAGATAAAAATAAAATCAAGCAGTTAGAACATTATAAGTTTAATTTAGCTTTGTATATGGAAAGTTCTGAATTTAAATACAAGTTAAACGGGGAACAACAAAATAAACTTTTACATGAATTACAATATATAGGAATCGCAATTCAAATTGCAAAAGATGTATTTAATTTAAGTGGTAGAGAAAAACCAATTGTAGGATGGGAAGTTTATAATAAAGAAGATATAAAAAATGGTTATACTAAAATATACCACTTTTCTTCTGCGGCATTAGCTTCTCAAATACTAAATTTAAACCCTTCTAAAGTTACTGCTGTTTGTAAAGGACATAGAGGTTCAACAGGAGGATGGTTATTTAAGTATTTAAATGAATATCTTGAAGAAGATGAAGTTGTAGGAATGCAATCTGATTTACCATTTTATGAAATTATAAAAAGATAAAATATGGAAAAACAAATTTTAAAACCGTTAGACTTATTTAATGAAATAGTTTCAAACGGATTATCACCTAACCAGTATTATATGTTATTATGCATAAAGAATTCTATTTTAAGTTCTAATATTAATGTTGGAGTTGAAATGAGAATATTATCTAATAACAATTGGGTAGAGGATAGTCCTGCTAAGCTTACACAAAAAAGTATTGACTTGATTGACTACATAGAAAATCAATTTAATATACAGGAGCAAGAAAAAACTAAAAAGAAAAATATTCTAGATGAAGAAATGATTCTGCAGTTTGTGGAATTAGGTCCTATGGGTAAGCTAGGTTCAGGAAGACCTTGGAAATCATCACCTGCTAATTTAAAGAAGGTATTTACTTGGTTCTTTAGAAATTATAAATATTCTTGGGATGTAATATTAAAAGCAACAGCTATGTATATAAATGAAAGTGAAAAAGATAATCACAAGTATACACAGCAGTCACACTATTTTGTTAGAAAAAATGATTATAGCAAATTAGCAGACTATTGTGAGAATATCCTACATGATAATTTTAATGATTTTAAAGAGTCACATGATGAAAAAGTAGTATGACAAAATCAATTCATAAATTTATTATATCTTTTAGTTTCTCATATTTACTTTACATTATTATTAATAAATTTGTGTTTGAAATTTCATTTATAACTTTTATATGTTTAGAAATTTTATTGATTTTTAAACAAGTTTTAAGTATATTTGTAAGTAAGAATTCTACTTAGAATACAAATCAAACATAAATTTAATAATGGCAAAATGGAAAAGTCACAAACAGGCTTATAGTGAAGCTCTTCGCTATATTTGGAATAGACAGCAAGGTACAATAACAAGTTTTAAAACACCTTGGCCTAAAGTAAATGATGCAGGAATTAACGGATTTGAATGGAACTCTCTTGTAGTTATAGGAGGGAGACCTGGTACAGGTAAAACGCTAATTAAAGATCAGATGATTAGAGAAGCTTATACGCATAATAAAGGACACAATATTAATGTGCTAGAGTTTTCTTTTGAGATGATTGGTAGAGTCAGTAAACAAAGAGAATTTTCATCTGTTATTGGTAAATCATATAAATATATATGTAGTGCTGATGATAATGATAAAATTACTGATGCAGAAATTGCTAAATTACAAGCTTATGCTAAACAAGTTACTTCAATAAAAAACTTTCCTGTTGATATTGTAGAAACACCTTGTTCAGTTAATGAGTTTATAGCAACTGTAAAAAAGTATATGGATACAAATGCTATTGAGGATCCTAATACTGGTATGAAAACATATATAAATACAGTAATTACTATTGACCATTCTTATTTATTTAAAACAGAAGGTAATGAAAGTAAGACTGATATGTTATATAATTTAGGTGAAGCTTTAACAGCTTTAAAGAGAGCATTTCCTATATGTTTTATTGTATTATCACAATTAGGTAGACATGTAGAAACACCAGAAAGAAATGAAGATGGTAAGTATGGTAACTATATACTTGAAACTGATATCTTAGGTGGTGATGCATTAATGCAACATGCAGATCTTGTAATAGGTGTTAATAGACCAGGTAAGAGAAATATTAAGCACTATGGTCCTTCAAGATACCCTATTGCAGATTCTAATGTATTAGTATTTCATTTTATTAAAGTGAGAAATGGTGACACAAGATTTAGTTTCTTTGAAGCTAAGTTTGATCAAATGAGGGTTGATGAAATGGCTACACCACAAGCTAATACAGGTAAATTAAGTATTAATATTTAAAATCAATTTTATGATAAAAACAGTTAATTACTTTCCTGAATTGTCAGCTAAACTTGATAAGCTAGACAAAAGAGGTAAGGTAAATTTACTTTTAGAAAAACACAAAGATTTAATTGAAAAAGAAGGAATTAATGGTCCTGTTAAATTTATTCCTAGAATGGCTTACTTCTATGAAGGTGAAAAAATTATCAGCCTTTATCCTTCAGAATTAAATGGTGGAGAAAATATTTATATAGAGTTTGTAAGTAAAGAATATCATCCTGAAGATGAAAATAGAAAACTTTACAAATGGATTTTTAATGCAGATTATGAAGTTGAATATAAAACTTCTGAACCGCATCCTGTTACAGGAGATAAAAGGTATATAATACCTGTTGATGAACTTATTGATGTTGCTGAATTACATAAAGAGATTAAATTAAATACAGCACCTTTTGATGACTTTGATGCAGAACCTGCTGCAGGTACGGATGTGCCATATGCTGATATGACTTTAAGAGATTATGCAGCAATACAATTGAAAACTCCTTGTAGCAACAAGAAGTGGTTGAATGAAATTATAAATAAAACAAAGTAGAATGGCTGAAAAAACAAAAGAAAGCGGAGGTATTGTTTTACCTATGCAAAAAGTTAAGGCTGAATCGCAAAGTCCTAGCAATTTGATTATCTTTTCAAAACCCAAAGTTGGTAAGACTTCTTTATTAGCAGAGCTAGAAGGATGTCTTATTATAGATTTAGAAGGTGGTACTAAACATTTTGATGCAGTTAAATTAAATGCTACATCAGTTGAAGAGATAGTTGCTATTGGTAAAGAAATTATCAAAGCTGGAAAACCCTACAAGTATATTGCTTTAGATACTATTACAGCACTTGAAGAAATGTGTGTACCATATGCTGAGAAATTATATTCTCAAAAACCTATGGGTAAAGCTTGGTTTAAGAAAGGAGCTGATGGAAAACTAGCATCTGATAGCGGTAAAGTACAATATGGTAATATTTTAAATTTACCTAATGGTGCAGGTTATTCTTACTTAAGAGAAGCAATGACTAAGATTATTGAATATGTTAAAACATTAGCTCCTAGAATAATTCTAGTTGGTCACATTAAAGACACATTATTAGAAAAAGCAGGTGCAGAATTTACATCTTCAGACCTTGATTTAACAGGTAAAATAAAAAGAATTATTTCATCTCAATCAGATGCAATTGGATATTTATATAGAAAAGGTAATAAAAATATCCTTAGCTTTGCAACTTCTGATTCAATATCATGTGGTGCAAGACCTCCACATTTACGTAATGCAGAAATTGTTGTAAGTGAATTAACAGATGACGGATTTGTAACAAACTGGGATAAAGTATATATTGATTAATTAAAAATTTAAAATTTAAAAAGCTATGGCATTAAAGACAAAAGAAATCGCAGAGAAAAAATCAAGTGGAAATTTAGCAAAAGTTATCTTTCCTGGACAACATAAAGTAAAATTAAACAACTTAGAGTTAAAAAGATTTAACTTTATGGAATCTGAAGGTGGTTATTACTTAATCATGAATATTGAAACAGAACCTATTGAAGGGTTTGAAGGTTTCTTTATTGATCCTAATGATGAATCTAAAGGTAGATATGAAGGTCAAGTAGGTCAAGTAAAAACTAATAAGTATTTTTATAAAGATAATACTTTACCATCGGGAGTTCAGATTAGTAGAGATGAAGAAATCATTAAACAAATTAAAAACATTTGTGTTGAAACAGATTGTTTAGATTGGTTAGTAAAGGCTGATGGTAAATTTGATACAATTGAAGATTTAGTTGAAGGGTTTAACAAAGCTAAACCTTTTGCTGATAAGTATATGAATATGACTATTGGTGGTAAAGAGTATTTGAATAAACAAAATCATTATAACTATGATTTATTCTTACCTAAATACAAAAAAGGATTTACGTTATATGAATCTGCTACTAAAGAGAAAAGTAACTTACTTCCTTTTAATGAAGAAGATCATGTACAAAGAGCTGAAAAATCAGATGTAGGAGGTTTCTCTGGTAATGGTAATACATTATCTGATTTACCAACATCTGCTGAAATGCCTTTTGATACAGATGATACTATGCCTGATTTTGAATTATAAATAATTTGATTTCATAAATCTAATTAAGGGGAGATTTAACTCCCCTTTTTAGGTTATAATATTTACATTATGTTAAAGACTAATATTATAACTTCTATAAATGAAGTACCTGCTGAATGGGTATTCAATAACTATTTAAGTTTGCCAGAAATACTAAATGGCCAAGATGTAAAAATTAAATCTATATTTAATCCTAAAGACACTAATCCTTCATTTTATGTATTCTATTCAACAGAAAAAAATACATACTTGTTTAGAGATTTCTCTACAGGATTAAGTGGTAACGGTGTTGAATTAGTTAAGCAACTGTATAAGTTAGAAAACAATTGGATTGCAATGCAAAAAATATTGCAAGACTATAATAAGTATGTATCTACTCATGGTAAAGAAATCAATAATGATTTTCAAATACAAGAAAGATATAAAGTAAAATCATTTACAACAAGAAATTGGAACACACTTGATGTAGAATTTTGGAGTAAATATAAAATTAGTTCTAATTTGCTAAGTAAGTATAATGTAATCCCGTTAGAAGAGTTTACATTAACAAAACCTGATAATGAATTTCAAGTTAAGACACCAAGAATGTATGGTTACTTTAGAAAGGATGGTAGTTTATATAAAGTTTATCAACCAGGAAGAGAAAATAAATTCTTTAAAGTGGCTCCCTATATTCAAGGTGTAGATCAATTAACTTTTAAAGTACCGTATTTGGTAATCTGTAGTTCACTTAAAGACATGTTAGCATTTCTTACATTAAATATAAAAAATGCTGAAGTGATTGCTCCAGACAGTGAAAATATTATTCTGCCAGAAAGAATAATAAAAACATTAAAAGAAAAATATAATAAGATTGTTACTCTCTTTGATAATGATGAGGCTGGTTATAGATCAATGCAAGAGTATAAAAAAATGTATGATTTAGATTTTGTACATTTTAAATATGAAAAAGATTTAGCTGATTGTATAATGATACACGGTATCAATAATACAAGAGAGCTATTATATCCTGTATTAAAAGGTGTTATAAAAAAATGAGTTGGATTTATAATGGTGTTGTATTCACTGATGA